GTTCTGTATGCACTTACAGAATTGTCTCTTACCCAGTCGTCAACGAAATAAATAATCTCCTTTTTCTTAGTAATATTAGCCATAACTATTCCCTCCTATTTAAAAGATTAAGGTAATAGGTAAAGACCTGAATCATACTGGTATAAATATGTTATTACGAAAGTATTTTCTATCTTTTTCTGTCAAATTGCTTTGCCATATTCCGATAGTACCCTCCCAACCATATTTAGGATGATATTTTGCCCAGTGCAGTTGAGCCTTTTCTGGAATAGGAATTTGTCTGGCTGCTTTTTTACTTGGCACGTAGAATATAAAGAATACAACTTGGTCTCCATCTATTTCACCGGTGTATCCATTATAATGAAGTACAGGAAATGGTGAGAGGTCAATATTAGTTCTGTTTTCCAAAATGTCTGCTAGTGTTTTCATAGTAGTCACCTCCATATTTATTTATGTTACCTATAGCACTATGCGCGCATAAGCGTATAGTGCAAGGGTTTCGGGGTTGAGATCAGTCAAGTATCCTTGTGTACAGAGGTTGATAATCCATAACTTAAACATTTTATCTCTCCTCAATTTGGTAAACTTCTACATGGTATTGGGTTTTTTCCGGCAATATACCTCGGTCTAGGAAAAAGTAGTATTCTGCTATTTCGGTTGCTTCCTCACTAGACGATGCCTCAATTACTTCATCCAAACCTAGGTTAGCTGCATTACCCTGTTTGTCTACCCAATCAATTTTGTATTTCATTTTCCGTACTCCTTGTTTTTTCGGTTAAGGTTTGAATCCCAAAGGCCATAAAGGCCAATGGAATTTGGGTATTAAAAGGAGGAGTAAGCTTTTACTCCTCAACCTCTATCCCAATAGACCTCGCGCACTTAGCGCAAAGGTCCACAAGTTTTTTCTTAGGGTCAACAAGTGTGTAGATAGGTCTAACCATATCAGGTCTAGTAAAACGTCCAGGCTTGTCACTAGCTCCACAAAAGTCACATATCTTTCGGTCATCTAATCTCATATCTCGCACCTCCTGTCTAAGGTTAAATTCCCAAAGGTCTATAAGGCTATTGGGTAGCAGTGTAAAGCTTGTATCTAAGCAAATTCAATGTTCTTAGCTTCAATCCTGTTTTTATTCCATCACTCCATACGTGGACCATATAATAAAACATTCCCATACCTCCTGTAAGTTTTGCCTATCTATATAGCATACTCCATGCCAAAACCCCTCTTTCCTAATGTTTTCAATAACTTAGGGAATTTGGGTATCTGGTACATCCCTAAATTCCTGGCTAAATTTAGCCAATTCTGGCTGTTTTCAGCCAACTCTATCGGCACGCCATCGCTAAGTTATTGATTTAATTTGCAAATTTTAGTTGGCTAAATTCGACCAACGTTGGCTGGATTTAGCCAATCGAGTAACCGATTTAGGATGCCACAAAGTGACAGATGGTTGTGCTACAGTGTGACATAAGTAGGTTATACCACAATGTGCAATGCCACCTTGTGGCCTATCACTTTGTGGTATGCTACCTGGTAGTGTGTTACATAGTGGTGTACTGCATGGTGGTATGTCACACTGTAGTAGAGCCGCATGGCCCATGCACCGATAGGGCATAGGTTGGCCCGGCGGGGTGGGAGTGGGGCGCAAGACTAACCCCCACACAAAATTTTCCAATTTCTCAACCACCCTTCTTTTCCCAGCCTGAACATTGACCTTTTTGCCTTGTGCAAAGTCCTATTGTGCAAAACCTTATTCCTATATACAAAACTCTACTTATAAATTTCTACTTCTATATGACCCCTTTATGTCCCGTTTCTTGACAAAATTACCCACAACCATTAATAAATATAAGTGTTTTGATCAATAAAAATACCACTTGACATATAGGTCTATGATGATTAGATTTATATAAATTCAACATTAGGAGCATATCATGCACGACTTTACTAATCAGAAAAAATGGTAAATACTTCCGGTAAGGATGGATTTACTTGAACGGTTCAGGGTTTAAATATAGAGAAATTTATTGAACTTCAGGAAGAGTGGAAAAGAATTTGGATATTTTTAAAATAATAGGAAACTAAATGAAAAACACTAGGGAATTTCAAAGATGTAGCTACATTGTAGCTTATAGCACTTATTTCAGTATAATCGCCCATAATCGGCTCTAATCGACATTGGGAGTTTACTAATGAAATCAATTAGTTAAGATTTTGGTAGCAATTCAACCCCTAGTGTGTTTTTTCAAAATTGGTAGTGTAAAGTATTGGAATTGTTAGAAAAGTGAGTAAATCAAAGAAAATCGGAGGAAATTTAGCATGTGTCATACAATATACCCGAGAAAAGTTAAAAACCTTCTTCTGGAAAGTGGCTATTTTGGTACTTTTAGCAATTTCCTTGTTGGCAGCAAACAGTTTAAGTTCTTTGACTGGATGCAGGAACTAGTATCCCCATATACATATTACGAGTTTGAATTTGAAAGTTGTCCTGAAGGATTGGTGTGTAAAGAAAAACCTCAAAACCAAGAAGTATATTTTCACATCCCTCTCAGGAATCGTTATATTACCAAGTCACATACCCAGTATAAATTTGGGATACATATCTCTCCACTCTTCAACTCTGATGGAGAAATGAGAAGTTATTCTCAGCAAGAGGTTTCTATACACTCTCAGATAAACCCTTTCCACATCCCAGTGTTTTTTTATAAAGATTCCATTGTTTTTTATGATGGTTTTGATGTCTCAGTATGTTGTTTCTACATACTCAGACCTTCAGTTTTACATGAATGGCTTCTTTATGTAGCACCAGAGATAGGCTGGTTAGAACCACAAATAGAAGAAATGAAAAAGTGGTATTCCGAAATTTACACCCATATAGAGAAGGTAAGTCTCAAGTAATAAAAATCTTCTGTTAAAAAGAAAACCCACCAGCTTCATTAAACTGGTGGGTTTTTCCTATTATTTCACTATTATCTGCACATCTATTCTTCTACCGTTCACTGGCACTGACACTTTAGCTCTTCTGCCTTTCTTTCCCAACACTGGAATTACATTCTTCTCTACATTAGCCTTTTCTGCCTCTATCACCCCTACAATCTTTTCTGCTAATGTGTCCATAGTAGATTTGACCTGTTGAGAGATGATAGCCTTTTCAGATTTTAATTCCTTCAACAATCTCAGTTTTTCTTCCAGCGTCAGTTCTTTTACATCTATCATATTTCCACCTCCTTTCTACAGGTAAATATAAGTATATATCTCCTGCTGTCAAGTATTTTTGAATAAATATTTAACTTAATACTTGCAAAATCTGCTAAATTTTCTATAATATTTATAGAAAACTGAATATTGGAGCTGTCGGATGTCACTGAAATTACCGAAGACTGTTCGTGTTGGGTGCTTCGATTACAACGTCATTTTTCCTTATAAGTTCGTAGAAGCAGATGATAGGACAGCTCAACACTCTTTCTATGACCTGGATCTACGCATAGCTGGTGAGTTTATAAAGAAACGTAATGAAAGTAAACTTTTGGTTTCTTTTCTCCATGAACTCATACACGCTATAGATTATAGCTATGTACTCTTCACGTTTGAGGAAGAGCATGTAAATGCACTGAGCAATTCGGTGTTCCAATTCTTACAAGACAATCTCAAAACAGACAAGTGGGACATACCAAAAGATTGTAAGGTCAACATACTAGGTCACCAGTTCATAATAGAGTGTGGAGCACAGTTTGAAGAGTTGGATGAATATGCTTCACGTGTAGATCATGACAGTTGTATCATTTATATATCTAATGTGATAAAGAAAAAGGCCATTGAAAGAGCCTATGTCTTCATGCACATTTTACACTGTCTAAATTCAATGCTTTCAATTGGAATCGAAGAACCAATGGACAAGTTTGCTTTTGCCTTTTTAGATACTATGGATCGTAACAACTTATGGAAATTATTTAATAAGAAAAGGAGGACGAAATGAATCCTGTACTTATTTTTGCAGCAGGTCTTGTAGTAGGTGCTATTGTAAGTGTGCTGGTCTACAGGAACAATGCCATGAAGATTGAGAGAATGGCTAATGAGCAGTATGACAAGATTCGCAGGGAAATGCTTGATCTCAGGCGTGAACTGATGAACAGGGTGAAGTAGAAAAAGATGCCTAGAGGGACCGTTACCTTAGCCGAACGTGTAAAGCGACTTACCGAGATCAAAAAGTTGGCAGATGCTGGTGTGGGAGATGTTGAAATAGCTGATCAACTTGGAATGACACTAGCATCTGTCAAACGTGCGCACAAGTATCTCAAAGAGATAGCTATAAATGAGCTATCTCCAGAAGAAGTGGCAGCTAAGCGCATAGAGCTTGATGCAGAATTGGTCAAAGCTGCTGAAGAAGCCAAGAAGTTGTTTCAACAATATCGTGATGGTGTGCCGTTGAGAGATAAGAAAGGCAGACCTGTCTTGGATGAAAATGGCAATGAAGTGCTTGTCCCAAAACCATCATTGGCTAGGGATTTTCACATAAGATGGGTTTCTACTCTGATGGATAGAGCCAAATTGTACGGACTAGATTCAGTTAAGATAGAATCCTTTACACAGATAAATACACAGAACAACACTTACGTTCCAGAAAGTGAGTTGACACCAGAACAAAGAGACAAGATAGCGGATATAATCGTTGGGAAGAACAACAAATAAGACAAGCGTAGGCAGATTATTCAACAGGAACTTCAAGACACTTGAAGCAATACAACAAGAAAGAGAAAGACTGCTTAACAAATACGGAGAAATACCCGATTTTGCTAGGGAAATTCTCGATTTGTGGGAAGAAAGACTTATAAGACAAGAGAAATTCAAGCAACTTCCTACCAAGACTGTTAGAGCTTCAAAGTGGCACAAGGAAAGAGCAGAAGAATTTTGGAGCAAGTATAGGTTAAAAGTGGTGAAGATAAAACAGGACACGCCAGAACAAAAGAATAAACTCCTGCTAGATCTATACGAAGAAGATGCAAAAAGATTCGGCAATATTGAGATAAAACATATAATAGAAACCTGTGAATATCGACTTGATGCCTTTGCTAGATTTTATTTCCCACATTATCTGAAAAGACCGAATAGTAAATTCCATGATTTTTTGTACAAGACCTTACCTAAAGCAGTACATGATAAGAGAAAAGTTAGGTGGGCTATAGCAGCACCAAGGGGCTCAGCAAAAAGTACAATTATCAATTGCATATTTCCTATCTGGTGTATGGCTTATAATAAGAAAAAATTTATCATATTGATTTCTAATACTGTAAATCAGGCTGTAGATTTTCTAGCAGATATAAAGAAAGAGCTAGAAGGAAATATGCGGTTAATGAGAGATTTTCCACATCTTTGTGGAAAAGGAGCTACTTGGCGTGCAGACGAGATCATTACCAGAAATGATATAAAGGTCTTGGCACTTGGTACTGGAAGTAAGATTCGTGGTAGAAGGTTCGGAACTGAAAGACCTGATCTTCTGCTCGGAGATGATTTAGAAGACCTCGAAATGGTCCGCTCTAAAGCCCAGCGAGATGCTATCCGTGAATGGTTCAACAAAGACGTTATGTTTGTTGGAGCAGAAGCAGAAAAGCTGGATATATTTGTCATAGGAACTATCATAGGGCATGAGGCTCTTCTAAATAGACTAATAAATCCAGCTATTTACCCAGATTGGAACAGTAAAGTTTTCAAAGCTGTAGAAAAATTCTCCGATTCTCCTTTATGGGATGAATGGGCTGAGATATATACCAATCCTTTAGATAAGGATAGAATCCAGCACGCCAGAGAGTTTTTTGAAAAGAACAAAGAAGAAATGCTTCGTGGTGTTGAAGTGCTTTGGCCTGAAGGTGATCCATACTATGATTTAATGGTTCACAAGCTCACAGATCCATCAGGATTTCTCACAGAGAAGCAAAATGAATCTTTAGACACTACCAAGGTTAAGATACTTGAAAGAGACCTAAAATGGTTTCATTCTCTCAGCAGAGACTTTGCTTTTGTGAAAGAGTTACCTAGATTTGGTGCAATTGATCCATCTTTAGGTAAACATACTCATACTGGTGATCCATCTGTAATATTGACGCTTGCTTGGGATAAAGACAATAAAGTTGCTTATGTCATAGACATAGATATGCAACGGAGAAGTGTTGATAAACAGATAAAAGACATACTCAGAGCGTATGAACATCATATATGGGCAATGTTTGGAGTTGAAACCACAGCTTTTCAATATGTCCTTTCTGAACTGCTCAGATTGGAAATGAAGAAAGCTGGTATGTTAATACCTATAAAGGAGATAGACAATAAATCCAATAAGCAATTAAGGATTGAGAGTCTTTTTCCTTTTATGCGAGATGGAACCATACTCTTTGATAGAGATAAATTTGAGAAGAAAGTCAGGTATAGAGAAGCTATGGACCAGATATTGAGATACACTGGAGAGAAAAATGATGCAGATGACGTATTAGATGCACTCGAAATGGCTTTCTCTCTTGTAAAAGCTAAGAAATTTAAGATGTTATTCAAACCAGCCAAGAAAAGGATTTGGTAATAAATGGCTAAGCTAGTCAAACTTTCTGATAGGATACATCCTTTATATACAGATAATGTAGATCTGTGGAATCTCTATCTCTCTTCAGTCAAAGGTGGAAGAAACTTTGCTAACGAAAGCAATCTGTTTTCCCACAGACTGGAAGAAGTGTCAGATTATGATGATAGAGTAGATAGAGCATATTTCCTGAATTTCTGTGAATCTATTCCAAAGCTCTACAACACCTATATATTTAAGGAAAGAATTGAAAGACCGCCCGATCCAAATCTACAGCAATTCAGGCGAAATGTAGATTTGCGTGGAACTGATATAACTTCCTTCATACGAAAGTGCGGTTTCCTTTCTTCCGTACTTGGAACTATTCATGTACTGGTTGACATAACACCGTCTAACAAGAAACGTTTGACTAGAGCAGATGAAAAGAAAATACAACCTTATTGTACTATAGTCTATCCAACTCAACTCAAAGACTGGTCAGTTGATAAGTTTGGTGATCTTAGATGGATAGTGATTGAAACTATATACTACCATGATGCTGATCCTTCTGTCGATAGGGCGGAAGAAATACACTACACTCTCATCACACGAGAAGAATGGCGTGTAGAAGATGACAAAGGGAATCTAGTACAGTTTGATGATGGCGAGCCAGCTTCTGGGAGAAATAAGTTAGGTATAATTCCACTTGCTACTCTCTATCATGAAGATATAGACAATAACCTGATAGGTGAGTCTATGTTGAAAGATATTGTATATATAAATAGGATAATACTGAATTGGTGTTCATGTATAGACGAACAGATTGAAAGACAGACTTTCTCTCAGTTAGTTATTCCTGATGATGGCTCACTGGCTGAAGAAGAAGAATCTGGTGATGATCCACTCTACAAAGTGGGCACTTCTTCAGTATGGACTTTTCCTGCATCTTCTACTCATGCACCACAGTTCATTTCTCCTAATACAGATAACATTCGAGTGATATGGAACTTGGTAGTGGATCATATAAAAGAAATCTATCGTTTAGCTGGTCTACTTGGGACATCTAATGATATATATATGGGTAGGTCTGGTAGAGCTGCACAAATGGGGTTTGTAGGAGTAAATGCTGCATTGGCTAACAAGGCTGCTGCATATCAGAAGTTTGAGAACCAAATCAGTAGGTTAGCCTATATGCAACTAGGTAAAGACCCATCCAAGTTTGAAGAAGTGAGATATGCAGATAACTTTGATATAGCAGCACTATCTGAAGAGATAGACTCTACCTTCAGAATTATGGAAAAGAACTTCTCTGAGACTCTAAACAAGACATTAATGAAGAATCTTGCTAGACGGGCTATACCTTTAGCTCCACAAAGTACTATGAGACAGGTAGAAGCAGAGATAGAATCTGGTGATGGTAAAGTTGAACCAACGCCAAATACTAGGAAACTTATAGATGATGGTTCTGGGAATCCAAACAGTGTAAATGAAAAAGATAATTTTCAGTCTAAAGACACATTGGATGTAAAGAATATCAGAAAGGAAAAAGTGGAATAATGGAATTGGGGAAGTGCGAAGAAGGAGACGTGAATTGCTAGAAGAACTAAAGCAGGCTAAACAAAAGCGTCATGTTCTTTATGTACTTCTCTGTCGTTACAATGATAAGGTTAAGGAGATAATCAAGGAACTTAAATACCTTGAAGAAAATTACAATTATTAACAACAAAGCCGGATGGCGCACGGAGGTGCTATTATGCCTAAAGATGAAGAATTAAAAGATCAAGAGACTAAAGATGAAGAAACTAAAAATGAAGACAAAACCACAGAAGAGAAAAAGACTAAAGATCCTGAATACTTAGAACAAGAGTTGAAAAAAGTCATCTCTCAGCGTGATTCTATAAAGTCGGAGAAGCGAAGACTTCAAGAAAAACTCAAAGAGTTTGAAAGTAAGATGAAAGAAATCCCTCCTAAAGAAGAACTAGACAGAATGATGGAGGAATACAAGGCTCTTAAAGAGTTCAAGGAAGAACTTGACAGAAAGAAAGAAGAAGAAGAGCTGAAGAAGAAATCAGAGGAGGAGAGACTAAAAATTCGCTTCGAAAAGGAGAAACAATCTCTTCAGAAACAATTTGAAGAACAAATGGCCGAGTTCAAGAAGCTTCTTGAGGACCGAGAAAATGAGCTTAAACAACGTGATGAACGTATTTCTCGGTTACGTGAGTACAGGCTGGAGAGAGAGATTTTAGAAATCGCCTCTAAGAAGGCATACAACCCAAAGCAGATTGTCAAGTTGCTAAAAGATGGTTTTGAATATGACGAGAACTTGGATAAGTTCTTCTACCCAGTCTATGATTCATCTGGAAAGATGGTTGATGAAAAGACAGTTGATGAATACGTAAATGAATTTCTCAACGATCCAGAGAACGACAATTTAGTTCGTTCTGACGCAAACACTGAATCATTTCGGTCAACTGAGACTGAAGATAAAACTGGTTCACATTCAGGCAAATACAACCCAAAAGACCCTCGTATTATAAAGGAAGCAGAAGAGCATGGTCTCAAACCAGAAGATTGGGCAGAAATTGCTTATAGGCGAGATGTCAAGTTGGGTAAGGTAAAACCGCCTGAAGAAGAGTAATAAAGGAAGGTGAAATTAATATGGCTAAATTTAGAATGGGATGGGCTTCTGGACCAGGTACTGGTATGGAAGTTCCCTTTGCAAATACACAATACCTAAACCGTCAAACTGGAAGGTTTGTGAAGATGGTTAATGGTCGTGCTACGCTATATACCAATGCAACTCCTACGGGAGCTGCTGGAGGTGTGTATGGCTGGGCACATTGTCCGAAAGATGACTCAGGTAAGAACGGGCACAAGACTTCTACTGATGAAAAAGGCTTTGTCTATACTGGAGTTGAAAACAAGTTCTGGATGCCTCTTGATACGGCATCTGCAAGTGCCAATGCTACTGTAGTCGGTGCGTTGTGTAATATCAAGACAGCAAATGCTACGTATGCCCTTACTCAGAAGGCTTACAAGGTAGGCAATGAAGCAAGTGCAATGTTGCTAGTTCATGATTATGATACCGATAATGACGCAGTTCTTGTTAGTATTAAGCCTTCGGCTTATGTAGCATAAAAGATATTATGAAGGATGGTGAAAATTAATGGCAGGCGTAAGGAATTGCGCCACTACTCGGTAACGGGTAGTGAAAAACCCTGTGAATTGCTGGAAACCTAAGTCCCTTTTAGGGATATTGGCAATCAGCAGCCAAGCCAGAGTGGAAACATTCTGGAAGGTTCAGAGGCCAGGGAGCGACTTCTAACAGATAATGCTGAGGAGGGTAATTCTCCCCACGAGCGCAGGGCATCCAATAAGAAATTGGATGATGATATGGTCCGATTCTCACTGGAAACGGTGAGGTAGAGTTTAAACGGCTCTACATAAGGTGATGAAGACGTGATGATTTTACTGAGGCGATGAAAAAAGATGCGTAGATCTGCTGCGCCACTATCTGGTAACAGATAGTTGAAAATCCCGTGAATTGCTGGAAACCTAAGTCCCTTTTAGGGATATTGGCAATCAGCAGCCAAGCCTTGCTGGGCGAAGGTAGCAAGGAAGGTTCGGAGGTCAGGAGAGTGAGTCCCAACAATAATCTCTCCCATGAGCGCGGGACACCCAAACTGTTGGGTGATGATATGACCCGATTCTCACTGGAAACGGTGAGGTAGAGTTTAAACGGCTCTACATAAGGTGATGACGGATATTTCTGGGAAGCATATGATGAAACGCCTCCAGTATACGAAGAGATATTTGAAGTAATTCCCTCTACTGAAGCCTATACTAAGTTTACAACGGCCATCGGGATGGGAGATCTTGAAGAGAAACCAGAAGATGAAGATCTTCAGGCAGATGCTCCTATGGAAGGGTACACTGTGATTTGCAAGAACCGAACTTTCGGAAAATTGGTTCGTTTCTCTAAAGAGTCCATTGAAGACAACCAAAAGGCTAATCTCATTCAGCAGACTGTGGCCTCTTGGGGTAAGTCTTATCGAAGGACTAAAGAGAAATTTTATGCCAAGTTCTTCAATTACGGTGCTATGACTGCTGGTAATGATGTGTTTAATAACACAATTGCCAATGTCGTTGACGACCCGACTGGGAATCTAATATATGATGGTAAACCCTACTTTTCCACTGCACATCCTGACAAAGTGGGCAATACCTATTCTAACTACAATGCTGCAAATGCACTTACTGAGACAAATCTCCAAAGTGCGTATGTTACGTTCACTTCAGTGAACAACAGGGATGAAAGAGGAAATGTGATTGAACTGCAACCTGATACCCTTTTGATTCCTCCAGCATTGAAGTTTACTGCACAGGTGTTGCTAAACTCTACTTTGATTCCTGGGAGTGCAGATAACGACATCAATGTCCTCAAAGGGTTGGTAGAACCTTTAGAGTGGTCCTATTTGACCGATACCGATGGGTGGTTCTTGATTACCAGACGAGAAGGTCTAATGGCAACTCAGAGGCAAGATCCCGTTCTCGATACATGGAGAGACGAAGTGAATTTGTCTTACTATCTCTCCATCAACTGCCGGTACGGTGGTTGTGTAACCAATTGGCGTTATGCTATTGCTAATAATATTGCTTCTAGCTAAACATGATAGAGAATAATTAGATTGGGGATATCTTCCCCAATCTAAATTCTCAATATTCTTCTTCTAACCTTAACCTCATCCTTTTCTACGAATGAGGTTAGAAGTATCAGTATATGAGGAGGAACCATGAAAATCTTTAAACAATATATTTCTATCATCTTATTGTTGCTTCTAATAGCTATCCCAGCTTTTGCAGCGAATCAGGTTGAATGTATAGAAATATTCTCTAATCAAAGTGTGGCTGCTAGTGGATCTGTGGAAAGTGATCCTATCAAGCTGACACCTGGTCCTACTTCTTTCACTTCAGCTTGGCAAGTAAATTCTGATGGAATATTTAGCTTTCAACCTAAAGTCTCCACCGGAACCTTTACTTTTACCGTGTACTGGTCAAATTTTCCCGACCCGACTAATCATTGGGATAGTGGAACTGTAATAGCAACAGGAATTGATAGTAGCACTACAGATACCATTACATTTGATCCTGGTGGACCTCATATGTGGATGAAGATAAAAGCTACTGAGACGGGTGGTACCGGTTCTCCTAGCTTTAGTGCAGCTTTATGTACTAATTAAGGAGGTAGAAAATGAAACGTTTTTTAACGTCTATATTACTGATTTTATTCTTATTTTCTACCACAGGGATCTGTCTAGCAAAACAGTTCAAGATACTAAGAAAAGTTAAAAGAGAAGGCAGAACAGAAGTTTGGGTTCAGGTATTAGATGATAAAGGTAAGATATTAGCAGATAATGTAGTGATGCCTGTTAGAAAGAAGAAAATTATTGATATTCTCAAAGAAGTACGGGACAAAGATCCAACTGCTGTTTCTCCTGTTGAGCATAAAGAACGTATGGTTTCCTTGAAAGAAGTGCTTAAACGGCTGTATAAGCTAGGTTATCTTGAGAAAGGACAGACTCTTGATGATTTATTACCAGTGAAAAAATTGTGTGATAATAAGATTGAGGAGATAACAAAATGAAGTTATTAAAAGTAGCCTGTCTAGTAATCACTATATTATTGGTATCTGTCTCAGCAGCTTTTGCTGCATCATTCACTAGCGTTCAAGATGGCAACTGGGCAGACGGAGCTACGTGGGGCAATACATCACCCGGTGTGGCTGGGACGGACTACCCAGGAACCGATGGTGATACGGCCACAATAGGCCATCATGTCACTTACAACTTGGAAGACTCCACTGCGACCTTTGGCAACATCACTATCAAGAGTTCTGGTATCTTAGAGTTCCCTGCCAATGCCAACTCTACTATCTACATAGGCGACACCAGTGGTAGCAACAACGCAGTGCTGACTATTGAGGCTGGTGGAGAGCTACGAGCAGGCACTAGCACTACTCCCATAGATGCAGCTTATCATTGTAGGTTTTATTTCCAACGTTCTGCTGCTGGAGACTCTGTATATACGTATGATGGAGCCAAGATCAACTTATATGGTGATCCAGACTTTTATGGTGGAGTAGCCAGAACTACACTAGCAGCCGATTGGAGCTATTCTTCTACTTCACTTACCTTGTATGTAACAGGTGATTGTACTGGCTGGAAGGCAGGACAAAGGATCGCAGTGGACAAGAACATTCCTTCTGTTCCTAGCTCAACAGACTACCAGACCGATGTTCCCAACTTTGAAATCTCTTCAGTTGGAAGCTATGATTCAGGAAATGACAGAACTCCAATCACGTTGACCTACGATGCCAGCATTGCAGATGCTACATTCTATGAGGGTGGCTACGTATGGATGCTGAGCAGAAATATTGAGTGGTCTGATCCAAATAGTCCTACAGCATTATATGGGTATAATAGCTACAGTGAAGTGATTAGAGGATGCATCAGCCAACTAAACAATGATCTCATAAATTTTAACGAAGTTGTTATGAAGGGATGGGAATATTGCTTTTCCAAAGAAGATGGTCGATGGATAAATGCTGATTGTGTTTTTTGGAATTGTCATTATGTAGGACATAGTGGACCACTTACGAATATGAACTGGTCTGGCTTGCTGTATTCTTGTTATAAATTATGTAGAGAAATAGCCCACAGCGATCTCAGTTTAGATTTTGTTGGTATAGAGTGTGCGCTTTCTGGTACACATCTAACAACTGTTCAGAATGTCAAAATCATAGGATGTAAAGTCGTAGGACATGGGAGTACACAACAAGTCCAGAACTCTGAAATAAGAAGATGTTATTCTATCTTCCGCAGCAGTAACCCACAGAAACTACAAAGTTGTAATATATCCTATGTTTACAGAATAATGGATTCTTGGAATCCAGGTAATACATCTATAATAGTTAATTCAATAATCAATCCGACACCTTCGGTTTTTGTTGCTTCTGTTTCTGAAAGAACCGCTAGCCTTTATATGGAAAATTGTAACATTGTTGGCACAATACGTCCTCTACGAATTTATACAACTAAAGGAAATATCTTGCCGCTTGTTTATGGTGATACAGACTGGCAATATCCTCCATCTGGTAGTGACTGGATATTACAGGCTACACCAAATTCATATTGTTCTGCTGGCAGAGACGCTACTAAACTTAAGCTTGTTTATGATAATGACTATATGTCCTACTACTTTCCATCAACCAAACAACACACTATCACATTTAAAATCTACCCTTATGGCTGGACCTCATTAGACCAAGATGACATCTACATTGAAGCTTGGTATCCAAGTTCATCTTCAGACGTAAGCACAATCAAAGTAACTACATCTACTACATCTTTCACCAATGAGAACTGGCAAGATCTCAGCGTTACATTTACAAATGCTCAAGAAGGAAACGTTTACTTCAATCTAGTGCTTACAAAATACGAATCAGGAGCATATGTGCTCATTGACCCTGCAGTTATGATAGATGGGAGATTTATTTCTCCAAAAGTACAAAATGGAACATTAGTCTACGACCCACCTCAAAAAGGCCCATGGGGCAAAGCTAAGTGGGGAACTAATGATTGGTAAATAATAAGATTCACACGGCATCCGGTGTGAAACTTTGCTTCTGGTTTGCCATAGTTCCAGAAGTAAAGACTTAAAAAGGAGGTGTTAAAAACTATGGGTACAACTCATTTTAAAAGTCATATAGTTGCACAAGGGAAAAACATAACAGCTAATTCTGTAACAGCAACGACCTTAACTGGAAATACTTCTGTCACTTCTCCACTACTTCATTCTAGTGGTCGTATAAAGATAGGAGATCATCAGTATATATTTATTTCTACTGCTAATACTGCTGCTACTATTGTTGCAGAAGCTACAGCAGTGGATGCTTCAGTAAAAGGTTCTATAACGCTTTCTTCAGCCGGTAGTATGTGGCTATTTACTGCCGATAATGCAGCTACTAAAGTGAAGTAATTTAATTATAGTTGGGAGATGGTAGTATTTCCCAACTATGTAAATCACAGCCAAAAAGGTAACTAGTCATGAGTCAGATTACAATAGGCGGAAATACTGTACGAAGTATAATAAATGAAAGTGTTAATTCAACAACTTGGAAAGAAATAACAGTTCCTGTTGGTAGTAGTTGTTTCTCCATACTTGCTGGTTTGAGAGATGGAACTTCTTTTAAAATATCTAATATGTCTGATGGTACTAGATATTTTACTGTTAATGGTACATTATCTTTAGATATAGCAAAATCAAGTGGAGAGACCCTGTTCTATGTTCAGACAAGTTCTTCAGATACTATCTTAGAAGTTATTCTTTTAGAGTAGGAGATGTATAGTAAGTGGGACACATTGGGCTCAGCAACAGAACTAAACTAGCTAGTGTAGTTTCATATGATTCTAGTAGAATTATATCTAATCTCTGTCACTTGGTTGATAAGAAGTATGTAGATGAAATAGTAACTTCATTAGGTGCAAGATACTATATGATTGATACAGATTCTGGTATCTCTGATTACAAATTGTGTTCTCTTGATGCTTCAACAGGTGCAGAACAGAGTATTAGCAAAACAGATGTTGTAGATGGTCAGTATCTAGCAGGATGGATTAGTCCTAATCAAAATGAACCCGATAAATTGATTAGAGGAGTATATAACTGGGGGATATATGCGGAAAAGGGTGGTGGAAAGAAGACATTAAGGTTTTATTGGAAATTAGTAGAGAGGAAAAGTGATAATTCAGAAGTGGTTATTGGAACTTCTGTTGTTAGTAATGAAGTCATAACAGACAAAAATTCTTATATTATTCCGTTAACTTTGTCTTCGGACCACGATCTTGCTAGCGATAGTTATGTTGTAGGTAAGATTTATGCAGATGTATCGGGTTCAGGTAATGCTCCCGAAGTTATTCTTTATTATGAAGGAAATTCAGATTCTCATTGGGAAATACCTACTAATACAGAAATTCTTGACAATGCTTATGTAAATAAATCTGGAGATATTATGACAGGAAACTTGAGTGTTCAGGGAATAGTAAATAGTAACCAGTTTAGTCAGAACATTCAGGAATTAACAGATGAAACAAATATAAATTGGGATGTATCTTCTGGTGGATTTGCTTACGTTACACTGGGTGGAAATAGAACTTTATCTAATCCAACAAATGTTCAAGCTGGAGCGAGATATATTCTAAAAGTAGTTCAAGATACAACTGGAGGTAGGACTTTGTCGTTTGATACGAATTTCAAATTTCCAAGTGGTACATCTCCATCGTTAACTGCTACAGCTAATGCAGTAGATTTATTAGAGTTTGAAGCGTATAATGCTTCAACTCTTTACCTAGTAAACACAATAAATAACTTACAATAATTAGGAAGTGAATTGTAATGGCTCTCAGCACAAAGACTAAATCTAAAGTCAACATAGATGATGTGCCTACTACTACTGATGATTTCTCTGAATTGTTCAAATGGCAATATGGTGATGAAATATATGGTACACAAGCTGGCAGTTCTGTATATGCCAGAGAATATATAAGAGATATAGTGAGAGCTGTTCAATCTGGTGATGAAAAGGATATATATGTTGATACGTTCAAGCCGATTGGTAAACAGCTCAAGAAGTACAAAAAAAGAGTTATATAGGAGTGAAATATGAAATGTAAGATTTGTGGCAAGGAAGTTGGTAAAGGATTTTGGCTTCATGTTCATAGAGTTCATGGATTGAAAAAAGTAGAATATGAAGAGTTAGATGTAGAACAATCTCCCCAAGAAGTTGATACAGCAGAAGAGATTGTAAATCCAAAAGACACAGAAGAAGTTTCAGTTAGTATGATTGAGAAAGTTTTAGAAAAACATGGAATATCTTTAGATAAATTAGTTAAACTGTTAGATGATAGACTTGGACGTTCCAAACAAGAAAATGTAGAAACGCAAGCTCAATCAATTTTAAACAATCTCTATAGTAAAGTACGTAGTGGAGAAATACAAGCCAATAAACTTGCCGGTCCTGAAAAGTTGACTGTTAAGAATCTATTTGTTGCTGAAGCCCTTATAAAAAACCACGGATATGTAGTGGTTGATGTTACTTCTAATCCTAAAGAATGGCATCTAAAGAAAAAATAGTTAACAGAAGGGTAAGGTGGTTGCATTGGCTAATAATACTTGTCCTAATCCTGATTGTCATGCCAATGTAGAAGGGATGCGAAAGACATTGTATGGAGAGACAGGAACAGGCGGAGTTGTAGGTTGTTTGAAGGATAAGATTCCTAAGAAGTGGATATTCTACTTCATTGCTATATTTGGTATCCCTCTTCTCTCAATAGGCGTAAAATTATGGGCAGACAATCAGTCAAATGCTTTAAAATACGCTACCAAACGTAGTTTAGCATTACATGAGACAAGATTACAGATATTAGAAGAAAGATATTCTCAGATAATTAAAAAGCTGAATAAATTAGAAACATTGTCCGATGAAACTCGCAAGGACATAAAAAGACTCTTGGAGCGGAGTTCACAGAATGGAAAGTGATAATTTATATATTGATGAACCGTGTGTAGCTTTTTTTCATTTTGGAGAGCTTGGTTGGGGCCTAAGCCGTTGGTTTGGACATATGAGATATCTACATAAGGAAGTATATAAGGATAAACCTTTTGTAGCCTTTATAGACTTAGATTACCATATATTTGTAAAAGATTTCGTTAAATATTCAATAGAGCTACCAGAATGGTTTTACAAACTAGAACTAGAAAGAGATTGTTATGAAGCTGTTTTACCAGATTCAAAACCGGGTTCTTTGACACCACCCCATGTATATTCCAGAATGATAGAATATATGCGTGGATTTTATGACTATGAAAAGTGTATAGAGATATTTCCACCTAGGGGATGTAACCCTTTTGTGACATTTCTACCACAATTGTTCAGATTGCAGAAGGAAGAGCCTATCAAATCTGATCGAGATATTATATGTGTAATGCCACGAGGTAGAAGTAGAGCACCACAGAGAAACGTTCCAGAATTTATATGGAGAGAAGTTGTAGAAGAGTTGAGAAAGTATTTTACTGTGGTACTTTGTGGCACTCCTTCTGGTTCTTTTCTTTTAGGATATACAGCAGATAATGTCATAAATCTGATTGACTACAACAAAGAAGATAAGATGGACCTGATAGTCAGATACTTAAATTCTGCTGTGTGTTCAATCAGTAGCCAATCTGGACTGACTCATGTCAGTTTACATGCTGGTTGTCCTTCATATATAATAGGACATGAGAAAGAAAGACATGTAAAGTTTGAAAATAAATTTGATGTGCCTGTGTCTTTCAGAACCGTAGTTGATTATAGAGCTATAGATTCTCAAACAATACTAAATGATGTAGCTGAAATGCTTAATTTGTTAGAAAAGGCAAGACAGGAAGAAACAGCAGAATATGTTGAAACTCTATCAAATTCCTGTGCAAAACTCAACTCTATAATTGAGGGTGTATAATGAATAGAACAGTTGCTATAATGGGAGTGTTAGATGATCCTACATCTACCAATGTTTGGATGGCAGAAGCATTTAGGAAACTTAAATTTGAAATAATTCCAATAAATTACAGAAATACTCTTCAGGAAAAAGGTAGAGAATATCTCTTTAATTACACTAAATTCATTCTTGAAAATAACAAACCTGAACTGCTTATCTTCTGTAAGATTAGTGGTGTTGCTCCTGATGTGGTAGAAATGGCTTCTAGCAAAACTAATACATGGTACTGGTTCATGGATAATATCTCAGTAGCACAGGCTATGAGAGCTGAAGAATATGCTAAAAGATGCAAGTTTGTCAGTGCTACATCTAGTGAAGTCATAAGTGATTTATTCATTAAGCATGTCAAACATGATAACATTTATCAAATAATCGAAGGATTTTCTCAGAAGATATTCTATCCTGAAGAGATTAAAAAAGAAACAGAAGTTCTATTCTTTGGAAATGCTACCAGCAAAAGGGTTACTTATCTCAAAGAATTGAAAGACAAAGGTATCAATATCAAAATATTTGGTGGTGGGTATCCTGAATTTCTCGAAGCTAATGAACCAGTATATCTACACGATTTAAGAAAAGAGATAAACAAAGCTAAGATTGTACTGAATCTAGTTCATTCTAATATTTTCTCAGATCGTGTTGTGACTGCAATGGCCTGTAAGACTTTCATTCTTTCAGAACATTGCAATGATTTGTCTGTGTTCTTTGACATAGGAAAACATTTAGATACATTTGAGACACTATCAGAATGTGCAGATAAGATCCAGAAATATTTAGATGATGTTTCTCTAAGGAAACAAATAAGTGAAGAAGCGTTTTCTAAAGTAAATAGAATGTACACTTGGGAAGAAGTGGTGAAAAGAATACTTGATTGTGTGGAAAGAACGAGGTCTTAAATGGAACAATCTCTGTTAGTAGTTTACCCTCATGGCTTAGGAGATCACGTGTTACTCACACCAGCCTTGAGAAAATACTCAAAGCTACATCCAGACACTAAAATAACTATAGCTAGTCTCAGTCGTTTTGGACCTAAAGTAGAACAACTTCTTGGTGGATTACCTTACATACACGGTTTTCTACCAGATTTACCTGATCCTTGGAATGATTTCAAATCTTATGAAGAAGGAATCAAGTTTATAAAACAACGTATTGTATATAATTTTATAGGTAAATTTGACGAAGTTAAACTAATTTTACATAAACCTAGAGAAGGATTTTTACATCATAAGATATTCAGAACAGCTTTTGAGTTAGGAGTTAATTTTGATTCAATAGATGAGCTAGCTACTGAGCTTGCAATAGATGATGAATACTTACTTAAAGCACAGGAGTTTGTAAAAGATTATGACAGACCTTTATTAGTTCTGCATAACAAAGCTGGGAATCCGCCTAAAGAGATTCCAGAAGACGTGCTTGAGAAGATAGTGAATGACACATATTCCAAGTTTACTGTTTTGGAGTTTGGAAAGAAAAGCACATCTCATTCAATTGAAGTTCCAGAAGATGATTTCAACTTTACCAAAGCACTTATCAGTATAGCAGATCAGGTCTGTGCAATTGATAGTGTTGTGATGCACATTGCTGGTGCTTTCAGAAAAGATCTGTTAGCAATATTTCTATGCACTCCTGTTCATCAAGCTATTCCACTATTCGGAAACGTACATATTGCTGGTAACGATTCACCACTTACAGAAATAAAAAATTGGGAAAATCACAGACAAGATTTGTTGAGATACTTTGATCTAGCACCTACTACTAAAGGTCAGGTATTGATTACAGGTACAGGACATAGTGGAGGAAACTGGGTTACAGAGATAGTAAACCTTTCAGGAGAGTATAAGTTTACTGAAGCAGTAGAAGATAGAAATCTTTTCTCTTATAATGTTCTTCCAGATAGATACGGAACAAAGCTGGCTATTGAAAACTATTTTGTAAATATCAAGAACTTGGATAGACTTCTCAAGGCTAATCCGAATCTGAAGATAATCTATACAATGCGACACCCTGTAGATAATTGTCTATCAATGATTTATCGAGCAGCACCAGCGGAAGAAAATGAAAAATTTAGTGGAAACTGGATTGACTACCACCCAACAGGAACACGAATTGGTGCAATCAAAGACATTGAATATTCTCAGATGATATTAGATTTCTTGAAGGAAAAATACAATGATAGAGTTTTGGTAGTCAAGTTAGAAGATCTCATTGAAGATACTGAAGGTGAAGTAGATAAGATATGTAAGTTCTTAGAAATACCTAAAAATTCTAAGATGTTAGAAGCATACAAATATAGTAGGAATCCACACCATGAAAAGAGATACAACAAGAAGTTGGATAAGAAACAGGCAGAAATTAGGAGACACTTAGATACTGCATACGATGGCTTCTTCAAGAATAAGAAGAATTTAGTTGATCACATCACCAAGATTCTCCAGCCGATTGTTAGAGACTTTGGTTATGTAGATGTAGATAATAGTGATGCAGACTGGAAACCAACATCTAAATATCTCAAGTTGCCTGATTACTATTACCAGAACAACAATTACTGGGCACACATGATAACCAGTAAATGTAATGCTGAGTGTGAATATTGCTTGGTAAATGGTCGTGGTCCACATAAAAGGCAGATTGAACTGAGTGGAAAGAGAATTTTAGAATGGTGGAATAATATAGAGCATCCTAATGGATGGCCTCTCTCTTTCATGGCACGTGAAACGACAATGCATCCTGATATTGTTGAAATAATAAACAATATAGATGGATACTATGTCACACTTACTACCAATTGTGTTGGTTCATTCTATACTAAAGGATTTGAAAAACGATTCAAACCACAACCTTCAACCAAGTTGAGAATAAATACCAGCTACCATCCACACGCTTTGGAACCAGAAAAGTACATTGAAAGGATAAAAAGGTTCAGAGATGCTGGATTTTATGTAGGCCAGACAATGTTTGTCTACACGCCAGAAGTGATGGACAAGTGGGGAGATAGAATAAAGAAGGTACAAGAAGAGCTAGAGCTTGAATCTCCGCCATACTTAGGATTTTGGAATGATAAAGATAGATACAAAGCCAAACCTTGTCCTGAAAATCTAATGCCTAATGAAAAATATCATGACCAAGAAATGGCTTTGAAACAATGTGGGATAGATGACTATGACCTTTATAGAAAATGGTGTGGTCAGTCAGAACCTAAGACAGTATATTGTCCACATGCTTTGATGTGTTTACTTGTCAGTCCTGCTGGAAGAATATACCATTGCCACTATCGAATGTATTATGACAAGCAACCCATTTGTGATATAAAGAACTTCAAACCTATCGAAAATATCGAACAGTTGAAATGTAATTTTCATGGTATGACGAACTGGTGCGACTACCCACGGCTACGCAGAGCCATTCAAATATTCAAAGCTGAAGGAATTAACTGGTTAGAGGAAATTAAATCATGATGACCCAAATCGGATGTTTCCGTTCAGACGCATCCTATGCAGGAAGATGGGAATTAGATTTTGGTATCAAAGAAGGAGATAAAATTCTTGATATAGGTTCTGGAGATAGACCTTTTCCACTTGCTACTCATCTTCTTGATATGAAAGAAGGAAATCCACTTCAAGAAAGATATGGAGATAAAGTAGTTACACCAGAAGGAAAAGTGTTTGTGAATGGTTCTGCTGATGATATGTCAATGTTTGAAGATAATGAATTTGATTTTATCTACACAAACCACACCATTGAACATATAGAGAATCTACCAAAGGCACTGGAAGAAATTAGCAGGGTTGGAAAACGAGGATTTGTAGCCTGTCCATCTTATGAGTGGGAAGTATTACTCAGACCGAAGCGAGATGGTCATATCTGGTTTATATCCTACCAAAATGATATTCTTCATATAAGAAAGAGAGAAGAATATGAATATGATGATTTTCTAGCAGAATTGATGACTAAGGTTTATTGGGGAATACCAGAATTAGCAAATCATCTTGAAAGCCATTATTGTAAAGGTGCTAGATTTATATGGGAGATACGGTTCTTCTGGGAAGATAAGATTGATTACGTTATTGATGAATCGTTATTTCCGAACGGTAAACTAATGAAAATGTATAGGTGATGTATGAGAAGAATACTTGTAATATCTTTCAATACCTATAGCTGGATTTACAATCTATCTCACAAAATCAAGAAAGATAAAGCTATATATGAAGTGGTGGTTGTGTGTAATGACAACTCAATACCTATGCAGATTGAAGAAAGATATGGATTTATCTTATGTGAAGAAGCCAGATATGCCCAGCGGAAATATGACCTGCTTAGAGTTGGAAAACATCTAGGTGTAAAGAAGTTGTACAATCTAAGATATGATAATGATTGTATAGACATTGAGAAATTGACTATAAGTCTACAGCTAATGATGATGATTTCGGGTTATGAAAAAGTATACTACCAATCTGTTCCGGTGTTACAAAATATCATACCTGCAATTTGTAAAGTGAGTGGAATATCTACTGAAGAATTTGGTGGAATGTTTCCAGAAAAAGAAATTAAAGCACTGTTAGTAGGAGACTAATTAAGGAGGAATATATGGCAAGAATACAATCTCATACAATCAAAATTGATCCATCTCCTGATCAAGATGTAGTAAAATATAGAGTGTATGTCTCAAAAGGAGAGACAGCAAATCCTTATGAAGGTATTATGGTTGAAACTACGTCTTTAGAAGTTATTGCACCAGATGACTTTCCTGATGGAACATTTGATGAAGAAGGCACTTATGTAATTCAGGCTACTGCTGTAGATGGGCAAGGAAATGAAAGTGATCCAATGGTGATAAACCATTTTTTCGATCTAACTCCACCTCGCCCTCCTGCTGGTTTATCCGTTATCTAAAATGGATATGGATGAAGCTCAAGATTTTTTTCTCAGCTCTGTTTCTAATTCTACTCATTCTTTATAATGTTAATGTTAATGCAGATATTATAGCTGAGTGGAATGGAACACTATATATAGCAGAAGATAATATAACAGTAGCTTGGGATGCAGCAGAACGAGCGGAGTGGTACGAAATAAGACTTTTATGGTTAGATCCTAAATCTGGTCCTGTAATATATAATATAGGGAGAACTTCTGAAACACGAATTACGATCTCAAAACCTAAAGTTGGACATTTTTCTATCCAGATCAGAAGTTGCAACCAGTATGGTTGTAGTAGATGGATAGAATCTACAAATTCAGGAGATGTAAAGAATGGTAAAATATTTAGGATTTATTTTAGGTTGTCTCCTCCTAGTAGTATCAATATCGAGTGATGCATTAGCTGTGGTTCATGCCAAAGCTACACCAGGTATTCCAGAACCACCATCAGAAATGCAGGTAGAGAAATAGGTGAGTATTGAATGAAGATAGATTACAATACCGATTATATATATAAGTATTCTGATGAGACTTATGATATAACATTTTCATTCTCATCAGTAATTCCGTCTGGTGAAACTCTTAGTTCTTGTGATGTTACTATATCAGATGATGCAGGAAATGATAAAACTTCTGTAATGATTTCAGGAGTTTCTATATCATCTCCAAATGTAACATTCACAATAGCTGATGGAACTGCTGATACGTTCTATACTATCACACTAAAAGGAACCATGAGTGGTGGTTCAGTACGGGTGAAGAAGATAACCTGCGAAGTGATAGGAAATCTTACACTAAATGCTAAGGTGGCAGATCCAAATGCTAATTCTTATGTGACACTGGAAGAAGCTACAAAATATATAAGGAATAAGTTTAGCCATTCTAACCTTTGGGATACACTCACAATAGAAGGAAAGAAAAGAGTTCTGATAGAAGCAGCTCGTGTGATTGATACATTCAATTTCAATGGAGATAAATACTACGACTCTCAATCAATGCAGTTTCCTAGAGACGATCACGAGACTGTAACTGGAAATCCTGCTACGCCTATCACTGCCACTGCTTTTCAAAATACAAGTTTATATTCAGATACCTATGGAGTTTATCCAGACAATTATTGGAAATACGGTGCTGTTCATATAACAACCGGAACACCTCTCAATGATATTAGACAGATCAGCTCATCTGATTCATCTAACGGAAGAATTGTTGTTGATCCTGCATTTACAGCTACTCCTACCACTAACACAGAATTTATTGTATTTGCACCTATTGACAAAAAAATAAAGAACGCACAATGTGAGCAGGCTGAATTTCTGGTTAGAAGCTCTAATCTGGATTCTGTACTTAGTTACAAGGAAATAGGAGCTAGAGTTATTAAGATTGGAGATACTAGAGTAGATTTTGATACAGGTAATCTAACAAAACTACCTATATCCCCAGTAGCTAAGAAGCTGGTTTCAGCTTTTATTCGCAAACGTCAACGATATGCAAGAGCATAAGGAGGCGAATTATGTAAATGGCTAGAAAAAAGAAATGGATGCAATCAAGTGTTAAGAGACCGGGAGCTTTTAGACGTTGGTGTTCTACCCATGGTTTTGGAAATAAGGTAACAAATAGATGTATACAAGCAGGATTGAAGTCAAGAAGTACAAGAGTAAGACGTATGGCTAACCTAGCAAGAACATTCAGAAAATACAGAAACAGGAGAAAGGGACGCTAAATGAGTCTTATCTCAGGACTCTTAAATCACACAATAGATTATATCAAATCTGTCTCACTAGACGGTTATGGTGATACAACAGCATCGGTAGTATATTCTGACGTGCCGTGTAGATGGGTAGACTCTGTAAAAGTGATTACAGACAGAGATGCTCGATTGAGACAGGTTCGTGCAGAAGTGTGGATTTTACCAGAATATGAAGTGCAGAGTACATATGAAATAGTAAAAGATTCAGAAACTTATAAGATAGTAGGCATTGAAAAGAGATACACTCTCTCAGGGGAGCATGATCATACAAAAATTTACGTTGTCTAGTATCTGATCCATTGACTTTAAATCTCAGGTTTTAGTCGAAAACCTTAAAAGGAGATAGGTACTATGGTATTCAAAGATAATTTTGTAGCTGTGGTAAAATGTGATGGGAAAATTCTAAGAGAAATTGATGGTGTAGTAAGACTACCGTTTGGTTCAGAATATTCAATCTTAATGAAAAACTTAGACTCAAGACGTGTAGCAGTAAGTATTGATATTGATGGCAAGAATGTAACTGATGGGAAGATACTTATAAACGGTAATTCTTCTTTTGAGCTAAAAGGTAGAATAAAAGATAATGTTGTTGGACATAAGTTCAAGTTCATTGAAAAAACTGAAGATGTGGTTGAAGAATGTGGTGATCGTATTGATGATGGTATTATAAGGATAGAATACCAGTACGAAGATGATAGTTGGTACTGGATTGATTGGAATAGATGGATAAAACCACAATGGACATACACGATCTACCCTACAAGAACTATTGAATATACTGACGGAACTTCTAAGATATGGTGTACTTCCAGTGGATATTCTTACACCTATTCAACTTCTAATTTGAATAATGATGAAGGAATAACAGTAGATGGTTCTGATACTGACCAAAAGTTTGTAGAAACTACTTCACCGTTACTAGAACAAACAAAGCACGTGATTACAATCAAATTGAAAGGAAAGACAACAGATGGTCCTGTTAAGATACCAGTAACAACGAAAGATAAAATAAAATGTAAAACTTGTGGAAAGATGAATAAGTCTTCTAACAAATACTGTCCAAACTGTGGAACAAGGTTGGTTGAGTAGATGAGAAAAAAGGGTGGTATAAAGCTACAGGAACTCAATATATTAGAGAAGAATTTGCTGACACTGTCGGCATATTTGACTCTAAAGGTAGCCAGAACTATAGCAGTTATAGTAAATGATACTCTGGCACATGCACTTCCAAGAACTCCTATGGATACAGGAGAGTTGAGAAAGAGTGGTACTGCTACAGTATATCTAGATTGGGGTAGACCTACAATAGTTGGTAGAACTTCTAATGCTGAACCATATGATACTGTAGCAGCAGATTTGGGTAGAATTAGTTCTAGAAGTGCTAACTTTAGACGTATGTCTAAAATAATAGGAAATGTTTCATTTCACAGAATGAATGACAGTGGGCAGGATATAGCAGTTTGGACACATGAAGACCTATTACCTTACGTTCCAAGACCAAAACCTGCACATCTTATAGGAGTTCCTGTAGCTACTAAACCTTATACTGGACCAAAATACCTTGAAAATGCTTGGAACTCAAGACTGCCTGAATACAAACGACTTATACAGAATATAGTCAATATATATGATATAGAAAGTGATGTAGCTGGACTTTCAAAGATAAGAAAGAGAAAATATACACAGTACACTGTTGATGTGGTAGAACTTGTCCAAGCTGAACTAGATGCAATAGGATGGAATAAACTCACACTTAACAACCAATTTATTTTCTAGGAGAATAAATGGCTGAAGTTATAGTAAATGAAGTGGCTAAATACCTAGATAATCTAAATGCTACTCAGGAAGTAAATGTAGCACTGGGCACAACTCTGAGTCTAGGGAATAATCTCTTTATAGTCTATGAACCTCAAACTACTGCTACTACTGTTACTGTAATTCCCTACGGTGGAGCACCACCAGATATGGATAATTACAAACGGGAGTCTTTCTTCCAGATACGAGTGAAAGGAAAAAACATTCATTCTTCTCTGAAAGCATCTCAAGCAATGATAAATTTACTGCATACAAATGAAAGTGTGTGTGCTAGCACGCCAGGAAAGGTGTTTGCTATACAATCATCTCCCATACCCCTTGGGTGGGAAGAGAATGAATATATTATTGTGGTGGGGAACTATCGTTGCAAATACGTGAAATTATAAATAGCTGGGAAGAGTCTGATTAGCTCTGAATAGAGTGCCTACTCCACTCCACCCAGCTTGATCCTGAGTAGAAGGAGATATTGTGAATGAAAATTGGAAAGATAAAGATTGGTTGTATCAGAAATATGTTGTGGAGAAGCTGAATCAAACCGAGATAGCAAAGTTAGTAGGTGTGACTTCCTCTTCAATTCGTAGATATTTGGTAAAGTATGATATTCCAATACGAAGTTTGTCTGAAACTCTGTTTCTCTGTAGAAAGAATCCTCCAGTAATAATTTCCGATGAAATGCTGGAATTTATACAGGGAAATGTTCTAGGAGATGGTGGGATTTTTAGTGTTAATGATAAAAAGAATAAGCAGCGTACTGCTGCTTATGCACATTCATCTAAGTATCTAGATGTAATTTCATATATAAAAGATGTTTTTGAGAAAAATAATATAGAGAGTATGGGAAAAATCAATAAATTTGTTCATAAAAAGAATAAAGCAGTTTATTATCAATACTGGACAAAACACTATGAAGAATTACTGGCTATTAGAAACTATATGTATAGAGATGGAAGGAAAATAATCCCAAGAGATTTGGAATTTACACCAACCATAGTCCTCCACTGGTATATAGGTGATGGTAGTTTGAGCGAGTGTTCTAGCAACAAAAAGTATGTTAGAATCTGCACAGAAGGATTTCCAGTAGAAGATGTAGAATTTGCTGTAGAGAAGTTCACTAGAATGGGACTTAAATGTACAAGACAGCCTTCTTGTAATACGATAAGATTTGCTACTGCAAAAACAGGAGATTTTTTGGATTTCATAGGTCCGTGTCCTTCTGAAATAGAACATATTTATGGATATAAATTTGATTATTAGGAGTTGAATATGATTGATTATGATAAGCCGATACTGGATGAAAATGGTGAGCCTCTCAAACTCGCAGAGGTAGGAATGCACTGGTGTATAAGATGCCAAAAAAAGGCAAAAGCTCTAAAAAGGGTTGGGTATAAAGTATATGGTCTTGGAAACAGAGTACCCTATGGAACAGATGTTCTTGATAATTTTATGGTTTACAAGACCGAAGAACAATTCAAGAGGGCAGTAAAAGATCTGATAGATCTAGGTGTACGTGGCATAACATACAATAATGAGCCACAAATGCCAGCAGTTTGGATTCGTCAAGTCATCAATGAAATGGGAGTTCAAGACAGAGTAAAATTGGTGGTAGATTGCCATGATCTTGATAGTTGCAGATTGAAGTCTGAAGTGATTCCCATCGACGAACGGGAAATGTTCCTCGCAGCAGATGCTCTTATCTACGTATCGGAACCTATCCGCCAGAGAACGGAGCGATTGCACGCACTCAACAAGCCCACGATGGTTCTTTATCCTTACTGTAACAGAGGAATAATTGAATACAACAAAGAAGACATTCCCAAAAGAAGGGGATTGGTCTATGAAGGTGGTATCAATCCACCTGATGATGAATTGGCTAACAAGACTTTCCCTTATAGAAATCTTGGATGGATCTTTCGTAGACTTGTTGAGATGGGTAATGAAGTTCACCTGTTCTGTGGAAATATGACAGCTTTCAATACATTACAGTTTATAGGTGCTGTTCTTTATCCACCTACAGACTATGATGAAATGATGAAGGCTATGGTGAATTTCAAATATGGTATACACATTTTCAACAATAAAGAAGCAACTGAAAGACAGGTAAATCTTACCATGACCAACAAACTGCAAGAATACTTGCAGTGTGGATTACCATCTTTAGCAGTTTGGTGTAGACAATCTGAAGACTATGTGCGGAGGCACAAGATTGGGTTTACATTTGATGATATAGAAGATGTCAAAGATACTCTCCAGCTTGAGAATAAATATTATGAAGTGATGGAGAATATTGAGCAGAAACGTAAAGAACTTGTGATGGAAAACTTCGTCTGGTCGCTGGAAGGGCTCTTTTCTTTTCTTCTAAACTTACCAAAGAAAAGAATCCCCCCAAAGATAAAACAGCTTTATGAATTTGAATATGGTAAAGATAATGAATCTCTAAGGTATATTCTATGAAAAAATGGACTGAGGAAACTGTCTCACAGTATGTTGAAAAATATAGGTATGAGTTACTTAGAAACTCAGATACTCCATTCGACACTTCTAAGATAACTCTAAAATGTCCCAAAGGGCACGTATATTCTGTATCCTTTCGAACATTTTTGCGTGGCTGTAGATGTAAAAAGTGTATGTATATAAACAATAGAAGGTCAGAATCTGAAGTGAGGCAGTTTATTGAAGAGAGCGGGTACAAGCTTCTTTCAAGATACGAAAAAGATGAAAAGAAGATTTTAGTTGAATGTCCTATGGGACATAGATACTATGTGAAATTTAGTAATTTCAAAAACGGTAAACGATGTGCGATCTGCAAAAACGTAAAGAAGTATGAATTTTCAGAAGTAAAGCAACATATTGAATCAGCAGGATATAAGTTATTGTCAAAAAAATATCTCAATGTATGGGCTAAACTACGCATCCAATGTCCAGAAGGACATATTTATTCAACTTCTTTTGTTAGTTTTAGAAAAGGATCAAGATGTCCAGTCTGTTGGAAATTGAGAATGAAAGGAATAACAGGCAAACCTCCTAGATGGAAAGGTGGAATAAGAGAAAGGAATATACCCCTTTACGACACATATGCTCACCAACTAGACTGGTGTGAAGAGGTTAGAAGAGATCCAGATAATGAAGATTTGTTGCAGGTTAGATGCTATGAATCTAGCTGTAGAAAATGGTTTACGCCCACACTGACTCAAGTGAGTCACAGAATACAAGCTCTTAAAGGAAATACATTGGGAGAATACCATCTTTATTGTTCTGATGAATGTAAAAGCAAATGTTCAATATATAGAAAACATCCAAATAGCAAACTTAATATTGAGTCTAATGATTTAACCAGAGAACTCCAGCCTGAATTGAGGGAGATAGTATTTGAACGTGATAACTGGACTTGTCAAAAGTGCGGAAGCACTGAAGACCTTCAGTGTCACCACATTCTCCCAGTTAAACTTGAACCTATAGAAAGTGCTGATGTAGACAACTGCATCACGCTTTGTAAGAAGTGTCATAAGGAAGTGCATCAGCAGGCAGGATGTACTTTTGGAGAATTGAGAAATGCTTGTTAAATTAAGGTGGGTTGCATAAATGACTGATACTGCCAAACTTACTGTTGGGAAAGCAGAACTGTATTTCAGAGATGGGGTAGCTTCTCCAGCTTTTGGAACTTTACCAGCAGTGGTAAGTTTAGGAAATATTGACATTTCTAATATTAATCCTGATGTTAGTTATGTAACTCACTACAGTGCTGTCAAAGGTAAACGTGTAAAGGATGAAGAGTTTACCGTAACTAATGGTATCTCAGTTACGTTTACCTTTGATGAGATAGATAAGACTAACCTTCAACACTTCCTACTTGGTGGTAGTATTGATACATCTGCTAGCAGAATGCCCGTAATGCTAAAAGAAGGCATTAGGGGTAGAGCTGTGTTGAGATTCATAACAGATGTAGGAACACAGTTCAAATACGTGATTCCGAAATGTGTTATGAAATCTGATGGTGGATTACCACTCCGTGGCACAGACTGGGTAAAAGGTGATATGCGACTTGACATAATGTATCATAATACCTATCACGTAGGAAATGATAGTAACGCATCTCTTGCTCCTTGGGGTTATGTAGATTTTTCATCTACAATAATTAACGGGAGTGAGTTTTAAGTAAGCAAATAAGTTAGATTTAGTTATATTTAGCTATGATTAGCTAAAAGGAGTGTGAATAATAATGACGGTCATTAGCGCGAATAACTATACGGTAGGCCAAGCGGATTTTTTAACAATTTCAATAATTTAGCAAAGGTCCGCTTTAAATCGGGTGAATTGCTGGAACACCCTTAGAGCCAAGAACACCACAACGTAGCTGGAAACGGCAAGCGTGACGGTTTGAAAAGTTTCTTGGATGTGGGCAATCAGCAGCCAAGCTCCTGAAAGGTCATAAAAGTATGGAGAAGGTTCAACGGCCAGCTTGTGAGACAGACCAGTCAATAATCAAGCCACGAGTGCCCGACCTCTTTTGAGGATGATATGGTCTGAGCTTACGGGAAACTGTAAGAAGTGAAGTTTAAACGGCTTCACGGTAACAAAACTGCTTTATTTTGAGGCAAGCGTCAACAGCGGCGCCCTTAGCTGGTAACAGTTAAGTGAAAATCGGGTGAATTGCTGGGAACCTCTTTAATCTTCTTTCACCACAACGTAGCTGGAAACGGCAAGCGTGATGGTGTAAAAAGAAAGAAGACAGAGCAATCAGCAGCCAAGCCCCTGAATGGCCACTCAGTATGGGGAAGGTTCAGAGACTTATGAGATGAGACAGGCCAGTCAATAACTCTCACTAGAGCGCCCGACATCCAAGGATTTGGATGATGATATAGTCCAACATAGCGCACATGCCTCCCTAGACGCCGGTACGACAAACGGTGTCGGGTCTGCTTTCCGAACACCCTCACGTCTATTCGGTAACATCACTACAAGTGAAATTGCTCCAGACGTGACATATTTAGAGCACTATATTACTGATACAGCCGGTGCTCGAATTAAAGACCATGTAGTAGTTTCTCAGAAAACACTAACCATACCGTTCACTTTTGATGAAATCAATGTAGCCAACTTCAGGAAATTCCTGCTTGGAACTGACAGGTCTTCAAATGCCAAAGTGGGAACTCCTGTATTTACTCCAATGTCTGCTGCACTGACCTATGGATCAGCACAGTTGTATTTCAGAACAGATGTTGGTAATGATTTTGTCTACATGATTCCCAAATGTACGATTAGACCAGATGGGAACATGACAATGAGCGCAGAAGATTGGTGGAGTGGTCCGTTAGTATTAGAAGTGTTGCATCATTCTTGGAATCCTTCCAATATTGCAACACCTAACGCTACATCAATCTCAGCCCCATACGGGCTGGTCAGCTTTAGTTAAAAGAAAGCATCTGTGGCCTTAATTGGTCACAGATGCATAAAAATGGAGGATGTACTATGGTAGTTAAATGTAGACGATGCGGAGCAACAGCAAAAGTTCCTTTTACAGAAAAAGATGCTTTTATATGGGTGTGTGACAAATGCGTTACCAGACACGAACACAAACCTCAAGAATCACTGGACGAAGAAACTGAAGAATTGAATGATGAAATGTAGAACACTAAAGTGGAGGAAATCCTATGGCAGATCAAAAAGAAAAGCCAGAGGAAGCAATCCTGTTTCCTGAAGTTGAAATAAATGGAATCAATGTAAAGCCGTGGACATTTGGCAAACTGTTTCAACTTGCAACAATACTAGATTCAGCCATAACCAAACTTGATGCTGCTGGAATAGATATAGAAGGATTGATGCAAAAGGACGTTATATCCTATACTACAATCGCTCGTATGTTTGCGATAATGGCAGAGGAAGTGCTTGAAGTTATTAAAATTTCAGTTGATATATCACAAGAAGATATAGAAAAACTTGATATGGAAACAGGAATAAAGCTGGCTTTTACTATCTTCAACCAGAACAAAGAAACCATAAAAAACGCATTCGCCTCCTTGGGAAAGAACGACAAAAAGTAGAAAGACCTTCCCAAGGAGGTTTAGTAAAAGTAAAGAGAAAGAAAGACAAGTTCTCTATCAGCGAAATGTTTCAATTTCTTATGCAACGAGGCCATTCTTTCTATGACCTTGCACACACATATACTGTAGATCAAGTTTACCTGTTCTACGAAAAAGCTAAAAAGATAGAGCTAGACGAACATAAGATGAGAGCTATCATACTAGGTAAATCTCTTTACTGTATGTCTCCTAGTTATGCTAAAAAAGATGCTTCTAAAAAGAGTAGAGAATGGACAGAGTTTATCAACAAACTAGACTATGACTATCTAACCAAACCTAAAGATATTACTAAGATGTTTCAAGCTGCTGGAATACCTATTATAGATCCTAAGAAACTAAAAAAGAAGAAAAAGGGAGCTGAAAAATAGTGCCTCAGATTGGTGGACTTAATGTAGCAATTGGAGTAGACACCTCTGCTATATCAGCAGGGATCAAAAAGGCTCTTGTTGATATAAAGAGTTTCAGAAAACAAGTCGGTGCTCTGAAGCTGGAAAATATTATCAAAGGAGATCCTTTTGGTGCAGCTACTAAGTCCATACAAGCTTCAAGGAAACAGCTTGATCTACTCAATAGAAAACTAAATGTCTTTGCAGATAATATCAAAGTAAATCTCGGCAAAGCAGTTGATGATTCAGAGAAAAATGCAGTACGACTTACTAAAGAATGGAATAGAGCGTTTAAACAAATACAAAAAGATGCCCGTAGTAAGCTATTGAATTTATTTCAAGATATATCTATAGCTGAAGGGACTCTTCCAGCAAAAGAGAAACTTACCGAAGGTGTATATACTGCTATAGAAAGAACTGTTGCTGCTATACGCAGGTCTGGTGTTTCGAAAGAACTGAACAAAGTATTTGATATGAGTGGAATACTCAAGAACACCAAAATGACCACTAAAGAAATAGAAAAAGAACTTGATATGCTTGCTGTGGCAATCAAGAAAGATTTAGGAGAAGACATTAGACCTGTTCTTGAAAATTTTGCAGTGAAACTGGAAGAAGCATATAAGAAACAGGCAGGATTAGAGCTAAAAAATGCTATCAAACAAGAACGAGACATGGCTTTAGCTCTTAAAAGAAGAGATGAACGTGTCAACCAGTTAACTGTGGATATGACTAGACTTCAGACAGAGCTGAAAGCTGGCATAGATGTAGAACAGAATCGTCTAGCTTTGATGAAAAAGATAGAAGAAAAAGAGAAGATAGGAATAGAACTTACTGAGAAAGAAATCAGACTCTACAAACAACTATATTCTCAGCAATTAAAACTTCCTAAATTTAGAGGTATGCCATTAGCTGAATCCCGCTATGAAGCCGAACTATCTAATGCTAGAAATGTAGCAGAAGCAGAAAAGCGTAGATGGTCAGCAATAAGACAACTCCGTATTGAAGAAGCCAGACTTAGAACCGAAATCAAGCTCAATATTGATGTAGAAGCAAACAGACTCACTTTATATAAGAATCTAGCTAGACAGCAAGCTCTTTTAGGAAGATTAGATGTTGAAAGAGCTAGAGAATTAAGACTTCTTTCAAAAGAAGCTGCTAAAGTAAAAGCTAGAGACGGAATGTTCAGTCCTGAATGGTTTAAGATGCGAGCTGGTTGGTTTCTCCAGTTACGTGGTTATTGGGCTGTGTACCGTGGAGCTACACAAATTGTGAGAGATATGGTTGAATATCAAGACCAGCTTGCAAGAGCTATGCGGACTGCTAGATCTGAATTTATGTCCAACACTGAAATAATAGAAAAATATGGAAAAGCTATTAGAGAAGCTGTTGCACAACATGGTGTTGATTTTAAAGATGTTGGAGAGACATTATACCAATTAGGTTCGGCAGGATTGACAGCAGAAAAGAATTTAGCTGCATTTGATAAAGTCCTTTCCCTAGTTGTAGCAACAGAGGGAGATGCTAGAGAAGTTACAAAAGCTGTTGCTGGTTTGTATAACAACTTTGCTGACCAGATGGAAGAATATACAACAGATGCTAGAAAATTTGAACATATCATAAACACTATCTCTACTGTATGGCAAAAACACCAAGTAGAAATAAGTGAGCTAGTTGACGGATACAAATATGCTAGCACTGCTGCAAAAATGGCAGGTGTGAGCTTTGATAAACTCAGTGCTATTTTGGCAGTAGCTAATGACCATATGCTTAAAGGTCCACGAGCAGGTAGAGCTTTTACTACCATGTTATCAAGAATGGCAAGAGATTCCGACAAATTTGCTAGGGAATTTGGTCTTGATAAAATAGATGTTCATGGTGTTCTAGATTTAGACAAAATATTTGGTGAACTTCACAGAAGAATAAAGGATGGTACAGCCAGTGTTGCGGAATTAGAAGTTGCATTTAGCAATCTAGGAATTAGAGCTACTCCACTGACTAGAATACTTATCGAAAACTGGGACGATATTAAACGTGCAGAAAGAGAAGCTAGAGATGAGCTAGTAAAATCTACCGAGATAGAAGAGAAGAGATTGGATAGTCTAGGAAAGCAACTAGAGATATTAGGTAAAAGATTTGGATCTGGTTTTCTAGTAATGTTCCAGCCTATAGCAGATGCTATAAAAGATTTTGTGGGATGGATGAATGAAGAAATAGAAAGAATAGCAAAAAGACAGGGCAAATCTTATGGAGAAGTGATGGCTGATGTTTTTATAAATTCTATGCCACTTCCGTTTCAAACCTTCTTTAATTTTATGAGGAATAAGCAAGCCATCATTTTCAGTTATATTTTTTTCTAAAAAATAAAATCAAAAAAGATAAAAAACATTTGGAGATAATTAAAAATAATGTACTTTTGCAACGCTTTACACAAAGCAAGTACATTGAAAAAACGGTTTGGTAGTTCAGTTGGTTAGAATACCTGCCTGTCACGCAGGGGGTCGCGGGTTCGAGTCCCGTCCAGACCGCGATTTTAAAAAGCTCTTAA